AAATAGCCATCTAAAAATAATGCTCTTGGGCTGTCATTCTGTGAGCCAATGTCATGCTCATAAGTGCCATTTACCCAAGTGTTGTCATTTTGGGCATATCCACTACCCAATGGAATTGTTAGTGTTTGTGATACACCATTTACATAAATGAAAACTCTATTTCCAGCAGTTGCTTGTGTTGTATCTACTGCAACAACAATGTGATACCAAGCAGATGGGTCACGAAATACTGCTGAAGTTACATAATAAGTGTTTGGGCTATTGGCTTGTTGAAGCCTTAATTGATTACTGGAATCAAACCATAAATTTGTTCCATTCCAAGCTACTGTTGTTCCATCAGGGGTTGCGTAAAAAATAGATTGGCTTGTGCCTAATACACCTCTTTTAACCCATGCAGAATAAGTCCAAGTCTTTTTATTGCCAGCAGTAGATGGGGTGCGATTTAAATAAGCAGAAGCACTACTTCTAAATCGTAAAGATTTAGTTAAGTTATAGCCTGACGGCCCATTAGCTGTGAAAACAACAGGTAAAGTCATTAAGCAACCCCTAATGAACGACCTTGCTCATACATATTAGTGCCATCACTTCTAAATACAAAATAGTCTTTTGCGCCTGCACCAGTTGAAAGGGTAGGGGCTGTACCGCCTGTCCATTTAAATACAGAGTTCCAAGTAAGTGTATTAGAACCAGCGTTTTGAATAACGGCTAGGCCATAATAAGCACCATTAACTAAGTTTGTAGGTGCGCCCATAGTGCGATTGCTAGAAACAAAAGTAAAGGTAGCTACTTGGGCAGTTTCAGCGTTCCAAGCAATTGTAGCGGCATCAGTTAAAGCTACATTGCCAAAATACTGTTGCTTAGAAAAGTTGGTTACAGCAGTAGCTACTGTGTAATCTGTACCTGCTGTGGCGTTACCAATGCCGCCAGTTCCGTTGCCTTTTAGAATTGCTGTACCAACAGTAACAAAACCTGTAATTTGGCTAACTGTGGCGGCATCAGTTGAGGCTAATCCATCAGCTAAACCAGTAATGCGGTTAGCACCCATTTTAAGGTTGCCTGTAGCGGTAGTTTGACCATCTGCGGCTAGTGAACCAGTTAAAGCAGTAGCAATGTCTGTAAGGGTGTTATTAGCCCATGTGCTAGATATAGTTGTGCCTGTTACTACTGGATTACCTGCTGGTAGTGTGTATGTACCCGACCCGTTTCTACTCATTATTATCTCCACCCTGCACAGAGCGTTGTGTACCCTGTATTGTTAAAAGTCTAGCCAAATCATTGCGTTTCTTTTGGTCAGGGCTGACCTTTAGATCACGCCCTAAACGCATCAATCTTAATGTTTCTTGCGGTGACATCATGGATTCGGCCAGCTTGTTTTTAAGCTGTTCGTTAATATCACCATAAACAAATTTACCTATTTTATTGGTAGCAGATATTGGTAGTCCAGTTTGGCTCATTAAATTGCTGTATGCCAGCTTTTGAACGGTGTCAGAACCAACGCCTTTACCTGCTTCATTGGCAAACTTAGTTCTAGCCAAGTCTTGTTTAATAGCTTCAAGCCGTGCAATTTGTCGGTCAGAAGCAACGCCTGATTTTTTAAGTTCTTCCAATTTGTTTGAAAAATCAGTAACGCCCTTGATTCGTTCAGCTTCAGAAGATATTGTTTTATTGGCTAATTTTGCAATAGCCTCAAGCTGGTCAATTGGCTTAGATAAGCGGTCGTAACTAATCCTTGCAGATTTGTATGTTGGGCTAATCTTTTCCATAAAATTGAGCAAATTAGATTTTGCGTTTATCAAACCGTCTAACTCAGAACTTGATGCCCCAGCATTATCACGATCTAACTTAGCTTTGACGGTTTTAATCTGCCTGTCTAAAGCCATTTTTGTTTCATGTAAACCACGCATTGAACCAGCAGGATCAGCAATATCTATGCCTCTGTTAGCCGCATTTTCTTTGGCGGCTTCCATTGCGTTAGAAATAGCTGGTCTTTTGATTAAATTAGATATTTCAGCCGTTGTTTTGTCATCCAATGTACCTAAATTTAATGGTTTTAAAGCGTCAGAATAAAGGTCATCAGCTACACGCTCTCTTAAATCGGCATATTTAGACAATCTTGTTTCAGGGGCAATATTACGCAATGCGTTAGCTTGTGCTTGGGCATTTTGTGTTTGTCTTTGCGCCATGAGGTTGCCAGCGGTAGGGCTGGTAGCAATAGCTGTACGCTCTAATGCGGCTAGGCTTGGCACTCCAGCGACTTGTGCGGCAGTAGGCTGTGATCCTTCTACAAATTGCTGTGGATTGCGTAAATTACGCATTGCTTTGGCTTCTTCACCACCTGACATTTGACGCAAAAACCTGCCAAGTATCTTTTCTTGCCCTGATTCTAAGAATGGTTCAACAATAGCTTTACCTGCCCTGTAACCTTTGTCAATTACTTGGCCAACAACGGGGGCAACAGCACCAACAGGGCCGCCAATTAATGCTCCTGTACGGGCGTTTGCACCCATTTCATTGTAGAGTTCACGGTTAGTTTGACCGCCTTCTATTGGCTGTAAAGCACCTGATACTGCTCCAGTACCAGTTCCAATAACTGCGCCCGAAACATAAGGATTTTTTCCAAAACTAGGTATCATGCCAATACCTCTGCTCATTCCAATAGCAGGTAATACAGCACCAGCTACACGACCAGCACCATAAGATGTTGGATTAACTTCTTGATACTCACCGCTCTCTTTGGCAAGTCTTTGTACTAACTCATTAATTTTTGGTGCATTATTAGTAGCTAGTTGTGCGCCAGCCAATAAAGGGTCAACAACAGATCGTGTTGCACCAGCCATTGCGGATTCCAATGGTCTAGGTTCTGCTTGAACATTTAATTGACCACGATTAACTGCTCTACCTGTAGCCGCACCACCGCCAGTTTCGCCAAATGCCATTGACGATGCTGAAACAACTTTTGGCAGTTCTTTTTCTATTGTTGGTGGTTTTCCAGCTTGAGGATTTTGCCTTAATACTTCAGCAATAACTTCATCTTTGCTTGCACCAGCAGGGCCTTCAATACTATAAGTTTTACCGTCAGGAGCAGGTATTGTGTAAGTTGTCATTATTTAACCACCTGAACATCTCCCCATTGGGAATTGTGAATACCTGCTTCAGGTCTACCAATGTCTAATGGGTTTAAATTGTTGCGTTTTGCAATATCCGAATATTCACCATACTTGGAGTTGTATTGATTGGTAGCTGTTTGATAAAACTCATTAGCCAATGCTCCAAATTCGGTGCGCTGTTTAGGCGTTAACAAAGTACCGTTAGCTCTCATTTGAGCGTAGTTGTACAACCTATCTAAAGCACCAGTAGCTTTCATGGCTAACAACAATTCAGATTCACGAACTACAGAAGTTGGGTCTAACAATTTCATAAACTTGGTTGCGGCCGCTAAATCACCAGCAGGATTAGCTTGTTTTAAGCCAACATTGATGGTATTCCAAGCTGATTTAATTTCTTGGTGACCTTTGTAAACAGGTTCATTGTTAAATTCTTTACGCAATGACAATGAATTGCTAAAGTCTTTTTGATTTGATCTATCCGCACCAGCACTAGCTTTTGATTCAACCAATGTTTTTGCGTAATCCGCCTGCTGTTTAGTCCATTTTGCAGGATCGGCTGGTAATTGACCAATAGCAATAGCATATTTAATTGAATCAGGTTGTTTGCCAGCACCTTCGTATATTGGCTTCATTGTAAATTGGTCTAGCAATACATCATCAACGCCAACCTTCATTGGGCCTTCATTTAATTTGGTAAATGCTAAATTTTGCAACCTAGAAGATGCTTTGGGATTTGCCATTAAATTTGCATAAGCCGCTTGTGGGTTGGCTTTAATTTCAGGTGTTCCAGCTATTGTAGCTGTTGGCATAGGTACATTACCTGTGTATGGGCCAGCCATTTCTGTAACTTGTTCAGGAAAAGCAGGTCTGCCCTGTTTTTGTTGCATAAAATCAGCCATAGCAGAAGTTTCATCTGCTCTTAGTTGTTTAGCTAAATTTATTTGTGCTTGATCTGCTTTATCAAGATTAGATTTACCAACAGCAATATTGGCTAGATTAGCAAGATTTTGAGTAAATGATGGAGCAACAAAACGATTGCCAACCATTCTTCCTTGCGGTGCTGGTTGTTGCATAAGCATCTCAGCCATCTTTTGCTGGCGTAAAATTTGTTGCTGTTGCAACATTTGTTCGGGGGTTAGTGTTCCCATATCAATGGCCATAATTATTCCTGTTAATCGTATGAATTAGTATCAAAGTGACTGTTACTAAAATTAGGATTTGTGCCGTAATCAGGACCTATGTAATTAGGGTTTTTAGGGTCTTGTTGACGCAACATTGCCGCCATAGCTAAGTTACTTTTTTTTTCACTTTGCTTGCCAACCATTCCAGCTTGCATTACCTGTTGGTTTTGCTGTGCAAGTGCCGCTTGTTGGTTAGCTTGTTGCTGTCCAATGTTTTGAAAAACAGGCATTAAACCCTGCTGTTCAGGCATTTGATAAGGGTCAACAGAAGTAAAATATGGATTAGGCATTAAGTTTTCCGTAATCTACGGCTAAGTAGCCGTTATCTAGTTCAATAACAGCTTCAGGCATAACGACTTGAACTTCTTGAGCCATTACGCCAATAAACTTACCATGACCAGCCAAAGGATGATCTTTAAACTCATCTTTGTATTCGTACTCATAAACAGGCAAGCCGTTTGGTAGCCAATGAATCTGCTTAATGTTTTCTTTGGTACGAATATCTGAATACTTAGCAATTCCAGCACCGCCAAGACCCATCAAACCTTCGTTAAAGTTAGCTTGTTGTGCTACTTTAGAGTTAAAGTCACCCATTTGGGCGTTGTAACCCATCTGTGTTGCACCTAAAATGTCAGCACCGCCCGTTGTTGCTTGTTGGGCAGAGTTTACAAATGTTGGGTTTTGTACCTGTGAACCGCTACGCAAAGCACTTAAAGTATTAAGTGGCATATTGTAGTTAGTCATAGCTTGGTTGTAAGCCTGTTGATTTGCTTGTAAACCAGCACCAAAACCTTGAGTTGTAGCACCTAATCTTAGGTCGTTTTCTTTTTGACCTTGTGTCATCATTGCCCGTTTGTAGGCTTCAGAACCTACGGGAATACCAGCGTTAGCTAGTTGAACATTTAATGCTTCACGGCCTTGCTCGATCTGTGGGCGTAAACGCTCCATATAAGCATCTTGGAAATTTTGACCAGCATTGATGCCTACTTGTGGAAGATTAGGGTTAAATTGCTGACCCATCGTATCTTGAACACGACCTAAAGCGGAATTGATGGTTGAACCAAGACCCAAGCTGGTGGCGTTTTGGTTGTTTAATAATTGTTGACCAACATCAGACAATGATGTTTTAGCTGTCCAAGTAGGGTTTCCGTAAGGGTCTGTACCGCTTACTGAATAATCTAAGTTACCGTAAGGAGTGACTTGGTTTACACGGTTGGCCGCAGTAGCGACTCTTGCCGCATCAAGGTTACCTTGTGCAGTTTGCTGTGCCGCCCCTGTATAGTCGGGTGCGGCTGGTGCAGATGCCGCTGGCCCTAATCCTAAAAATCCACCACCACCCATGTCATTCTCCTCTTGCTGTTCTTAAAGGGCATTTGATGTCGAGAAAGCGACAATCTTCACGCCTCATAGCCATAATCACTAAGTCACCATCCATGTGAGCATCAGGTATTTCGGCTATTACTTTAAAACCAAGGTGTCGGTTTAGTTTTAGAGCAGATTCATTATCTGCACAAACTTGACCAAGTATAACGCTAACTCCTAGTTTATTAAAGGGATAATCGAAAGCCGCCCACAATAAATCTCTACTCATCCAATTTACTTCATCTACTGCCGCAATGTGCATTTGCACCGCTTTTGGCATAAAACTACAAAATCCTACAACCGCTACTAAATTTCCGTCAATCTCTTGACCTATTGTTACCGTTTCTTCAGGTAATGGGTGGTTCATTAAACGAACCAGCCAATCCCCCATGTATTTTTGATCTTCGGTAGTAACCCTACGCAATTATAAAACTCCACCTTTTTCCATTACATAATCGGTTGATGCCCAATGAAACTCAATACCTTGCGATGCCACATTCAAGTTAATAGAACCAGCAAACCCTGTTCCTGAAACACCTTGCCAAAACTTAGTAACTACAAGATTGCCACCCCAATTAGCGTCATCCCATAAACCTGTGTCCCAAACACCAATATCTAGCGTAGATGGATTAAATGCTATTTGGTTGGTTAATGGTTGGGTGTCAAAATCTGTGCTAATACCGCACAAAACGGTCGGTAAGCCGTTATCTGTCTGTAGGATAGGGCGTACTAGGGTAAAGCGTTTTAATTGCCCCCTGCTATCGAAATAGCTATAGGCTTGTTGTGCAGTTGCAACAATATTAGAACCATCATCAGAAGTTTGAGCATAAAACTGTGCTACAAATCCGTTGCCACCAAAGTAAATCCTGTTATCGCCTGAAACTTCCCAGCAAATAGCGTTTACCCCAGTAAATCTAGCCCAAGACTTAGTAATGGTGTGCATAACATACTGCTCAAATCCTAAACCAGTAGGAATATTTAAGATCAGCATATTTTCACTAGCAAAATAGTTGATTTGCCAGCCAAATTCAGCGTAAAAAGTAGTAGCCGCTTGACTTACTGCGTAAAAAATCTTGTCAGTTAGGTTTACACGGGGATCTAAACGGGATGATTGAAGTGCGGCAGACATTGGCACAAGGCCGTCTTGGGTTAGCAACAATAAATCGCCACCAAACTTGAAAAAACAGCGTCTAGAAAAGGTTTGACCCATTTGCCATACACCGACTTCAGCCCAAGCATTAGGGTCACTAGGGTTTGTACCCTTGTAAACCATGACTTCACCCATGCTGGTAACAAAAGCGGATAGGTCATCTACGCCATAACCAGCATCAAGTGTCCAAGTACCCATTGCTTGCAAATAACCACCTGAACGGGCTACTGATCCCAACGGGAAATCTAATGCCGCACCACCAATAGATTCAACAGGCAAATACCAAAAGGTCATGCTGTCTTTTTGCACAAAAAACAGTCTGTTTTGACACATATTGACATTAACAAAAACATTGCTGTTTACGCCTGTAATGCCTAATACGGTATAACTTCCAACCACCGTAGCATTGGCCGCTGGTGCGGTAGCCATTGTGTAGGTAAAAGTTGAAGCACCAGTTACGGTAATAGCATAAGTGCCGTTGTAATTTGATTCTGTAGCACCTGATATAGATACACGGTTACTAGTTGCAAGGCCATGCGGTGAAGCAGTAGTTACGGTAGCCGTTAAATTGCCTGTACCGCCTCTTGTAATTGTTGAAATTGTTTGGGCGGTAGTCGTGGTGGCCATTTTTGACCAGCGTGTACCGTCATAAACAATAGCAGAATCAACACCGTTTACCGCAATAATGAAATTGCCACCATCGGTAGAAATCATGCAATGCTGGAATTTACTGTTACTTAGACCAGTAAATACAGAAGTAGCGGTGGAAGTTGATGCGTTGTAGATTGTGCCATTAGCTATAGCAAATAGCGTGTTTGTGCCGTCATACCCTGCATAATTCATCAAGGTTTGGACTTCACCGCTAATTCCTGTGGAAGTCTTTGTGTACCCTTTTCTAAGGGTTACATCGGTAGGAGTAGGAAAAAAGTTAACCAATTGCACCGCATCTAGCGGTTGCATTTCAGCCAATGAATCCCTAGCGTTCCAGCCCCCAATAGGTGAAGCTAGTGAAGTAGTGGTGGCTGTAAACTTCTTAGCGACCGCCATGATTAACTACCGTAGCCAGTATCAGGAATGTTTGCCCAGCCAATAAGCACGGCACTTGGAGCAGGTGCAAAGGATAGGGTTGCAGAGCCTTTATCGTTAGCTTTAGCAATGCTTAAATAACGGCTGTAATCTTGTTGCAATGCGGTAGTATCAAAAGATTTAATTTGGAAGTATTTGAGTTTAGTCAGCAATACGATGATTGCGTCATCTAATACGGATGTATCGGTATCAGCGGTAAAGCTGTTCTTAACAGCATCAGCCGCACTTCTTACCCAGCCCTTAGAACGGTACTCAAACCCTAAATATTCTTGGGTATTGTAAGGTGGCCATATTTCAAATTTGTTACCCAAGATTCTCCAACGCACCCGAGGGCCTGTTGAAATATATCCTGATTTAAGCCATTGCCATTGCTGTGCATCGACTGGGCCAAGCATTTGCCAATGCTTTGTCTTATCCCAATGAGTGTTATCGGTAATGGTTTCGTAATCAGGTGGCAGGGGATAAATAGTCCTACTAAATGTGACTGAACCGCCAATAGATGTTGCTGAAGATAATTGGGTAGTATTTAGGCTAGTTGAAGTAAGAACCGTATCAACATAGGTATCCTGTGGAACGCTTGTACCAACAATAGAATAATTGCTGTCCAAACCTGTGGTACTTGGAATGTTATTTAATAAATAAGTACCATTCGTAGTATCACAGGTAGTGGTTATTGCATTTGTATAAAAACGATATTCCAACTCCAATGCTTGCCAATCGTGTTCCTTAATTAAATCGTACCCAGCACGGTTCATTAACGCAAGAATCTGTTGCACATCTTGGCTAGTGTTACCTGCTACATAAGTGGGTACGGCTAAGTTAAGTTCAGCGGTGACTTGCTGGACTAATTGGAGCATTGTAGATGACATATCAGGCTTCCTCTGTGGCTACCGCTTTAGATTTACGGGGTTTTTTTTCACCAACAGCGGCAAGTATAGCGGCCATTTGCTCTTGCATTTGAGCCAGCTTCGCATCTGTTTCTAACTTCATTTTAGCAGTTTCTTCATCCTTTTTGGCAAGTTCTTCTTTCAAAGCGTTGATTTCCTGCTCACGCTTGTCTGTTTCTGCCGCATTTGTAGCTAGATTTAAAAATGCCTTTGCCTTGTCACGAAACGCATAAGGTGACATACCTGCCGCCATACCCATACGCTGTAGCTGTTGATCTGAAGCGTTTGCAATAGATTCTACGGTGTGAAACTTCATTGCTCGTAGTTCTTCTGCTTGGCTTTTTGATACTAACGGCCATTCAGATACGGGTGTACCGACTACTTCTTGATCGTCTGCGCCAACTCGGTTCATGTAGTTAGCCCATTGGATTGGGAAGCGTTGCTTATGATTATTTAACGCATAAGTGTCAATTTCGGTTAAGGTATCGCCAGCAACGCAAATATGAACAAAATCAAACTCTTTGTATATTGGTCTGCCAGCATCCATTGATTCTTGCTCTTGATGTACAGGTTTCTTGTAAAAACGAACTTGTAAGCGTGAATCTGCATTGCTTTCGTCTGAAGGTAAAGCCATTTTTAATTCTCCTAAGTAGTTAGGTTGTTAAAAGATAAAAAGGGGCTACCCGTTAAGGTAACCCCCTGTTTTTACTACAAAAAACTATTAAACACTAGCTTTGCTAAACCAACCATAATCACCTGATGCCATTGAAGCACCTGATAAGTATGTACCTGCACCCAAAGTAGCTTGGAATGTAGATGCGTTAATTACGCAAGTAGCGGTTGAAGTACCAATTGCTACAGCGGCTTGGGCAAAAACATAACGGAAGCCATCGCTACCGAAAGTTTCAGCACCTAATGGGCCAAATGTTGCAATTGCTGTGCCAGCGGAATTAGGATTTGTAGTTGTTGTGTTGTACAAATCCACGCCAGCGATAGGGAGAACTGAATATGCCATGATAATTTCCTTTTTTAATCGTTAAGTTGAGTTAATAGATACTATTAAGTACCTGTCAACACGCCTTGTAGGAAGCTGTTTGAGCAAGTCAAGTTACCAGCCCAACCGTATAACTTCACGATTGCATCTTGGTTGATTGACTGACGCTCGCCACCGATAGGAACGAAATTACGCTCTTTGTGTGGGCGCAAGAAGATGTAGTTTGTGTTCAACAAATACATATATAGTGCGTTTTCTTGTGCGCCATAACCGCCACCCAAGACCACATCAGCAGACATACCACCACCGTAGAACTTCAGGGATGCGAAACCAGCCGCACCTTCTTCTACACCAGCAATACGCTGAATTGCTTGCAAAGAAGCTACATAGCGTTGATAAAGTGTGTTACCAGCAACAATTAAGTCAACCTTATCAGTTCCACGAACGGACTTGATGGCGGCTGTTGTCATTGCGGCTTGGATCAAAGCGGAAGAATCAGCACCAGTTGTTGCTTGGTTACGCCAAAAATCCCAGTTAGCTCTATTGATTCCCCCGTAGGTTCCTGAGCTTGGTGAAGTGCTGATAGCGGCCGCCAAACCAGTAATGTTTTTACCACCGTTACCAGTACCATCACCATAGATGTCACCTGAAATGCGGTTCAAAAGGCGAGCTTCTGAAACTTGCATACGGCCGTCTAACAGGTCAATGATCTGCTCTTTAGAACTATTTTGCAACATTTCTAGACCACTCATTGTCACAGAATCAGCATACTGAGTAATAGAGAACTGAGCCGCAGAAATAGGGCTATCAGGGGTGATGTTCAATACTTCGTAGCCACTATAGGAGTTAGCATTATTAGTATTTGGATCGTTGTACATGATTTCTTCAAGGATCACATTACCGCCTGAGAACGGGCGAACATTACCTTTGCTGTTTAGGCGTTGAAGAATTGCGTTGTTTTGCGTTAAGTTGTCTGCCAATACTCCGCTACGGCTTTGAATGGTAGTAGCGATAATATCGGTGATTGCTGAGTTAGCAAATGCCATGATATTTCCTTTATTAGATTAAGTTAAACCCGACCACCCTCTGCATCGGCTAAAGAAGCCATCAGCATTGAGCGTCTATCCTTTGCATCTGTCTTAGACACTTGACCGCTAGGAGTAACGGATCGTGGACTAACAGCAGTTGCTTTAGCTTTTGCTACTTGCTGTGCCTTAGACGCTTGGGTGTTAGCTGATCTCAGGAGTTTTTCCTGCTCTAGCTTAAACGCTTCGTCATTCATACGCACCGCTTTGGCATAAGCCGTTTCTAGGTTTGGGGCTAAACCTCGCTCAAGTAGTTGAGCCATATCTTCCCGTACCATTTCAAAGTGCGGAAACCGCTCTTTGTCGCTACTTACCCGACTGATTTCATTACTCAATCGAGCATTTTCTTCTTGCTCCCGTATTGCCGACAATTGTTGCACCTGCTGTTGTGTTGCTTGTAGCTGTTGCATTAACTGCTGTTGGTACGGGTCTACATACGCCTGTTCAGGCATTTGTAAGCTATCTGAATTTAATTGTATTCCATAATCTTGTGCAAGTCTATGAAACATCTGCACCTTTTGCTCATAAGGTGCTTTAGATAAAACCATGTGCGCCCGACCAAGATTGTTGATCCAAGCTACGGGGTGAATACCTTGTGCTTGCAATTCAGGGGCAAACTGACCAATAGCTTCGGTTAATTGACGGGCATTGTCAGCTTCACCTTTGTAAGCAGATACGCCCTTTTTGTATTCAGCTTCACGCTGGTTGGCGTATTCGGCAAACTTAACAAATTCTTCTTTGTCTAAGGGTTTACCTTCCTGCATCTTATCCCAAACATCACGATACTCTTTTTTCCAAGTTGTTGGGCGTTTTATTTCTTCAGCAACATCACTAGCTTCTGCCACAGGCTCAGATTCTTGATTGGAATCGTCTTGGCTACTGGCTTCTTCGGACTTACCTTTGAAGCGACCTTTTTCGTCACGGTCGTTGCTTTCTTCAGGGGTACTTTCTTGGCTGGCGTTTTCGGCTTGGATTGGATCGTCATTTACTTCAATCTCCTTTTCAACGGGTGCTTCAAGTGTGCCTTCTTCGGCTTGTTCTAATGCGGCTTCCAACATCTCTCTGCGGTCATCTGACATGGTTTACCCTATCTGTAATTAAGTTTGGAATATGCAATTTCAGCAATTTGTTGCTTGCGTTCTTGGTGTTCTCTTTTGCTAAATTCATGGCTTTTTTGGGCGGTTGGTACATCGTTACCCAATTCAATGCAGTTATTGCGCTTTAGGTTCTCACGATGCTTAGATCGGCTAGAAACCCATTGGCCATCAGCCATGCTAATGTGACCAGCAATGTCAGGAACTACCATAGGTGCTTCTTTTGGGGTCATATTTAGCTTGGCTTGCCACGCTTCTTCAGCTTCAGGCGTATTAAACGGAATATTCCAATAAGCAAGGTATTTTTCTTTGTCATCATATTGCGTTGCATCATATTCTTCATGGTCAACTTTGCAATGTGGGCATTTAACGGTGACTTTGACTAAAGCCATTACATTCTCCTTATGATGTCAGGTAATTGATCGTATTCGTGGGGTCTAAGTAGGCAAACGCTGTCATACCAACGGGCATTTTTCCAACGCCAGCATACAAATTCCTCTTTTGGCAGTAAAACTACGCATTTAACGCCTAAAGCACCAGCAAGATGGGCCGTACCTGTGTCTACAGTCACAATTCCCTTCATTGCCTTCATGTGGCTGGCTGTTTGTACCCAGTTTTGCTTCCAACCATCGTTAGGTAATGGGTGAAATAACCCGTCAGAATTAGGATTTAAGCTATAGCAGTCATCCCCGACCATTTCTTCCATGTGCTGATGGGCAATTGACTTGATGTAATACAGCGTTTGTTTGGATGCTTCCCAATTTACCCCGATCTTGGGTGGAATATTGCTAGGCTGGGCGTGTAAATAACCTTCTGAACCCACAATCTTTTTGCGTGTTACTGGAAACATAGACTTTACAATGGGATGCGACAAAGAAATATAGTACGGAAGCGACATTGACCCAATCCAATAGTCAGATTCGTTGGCTACCCCTTCTAATCCGTTGCTAAACACATCTACAGCGTGTATTTGGCCTAAAAGGTGATGCAATGTACCTTCTTGCAAAACAACAACTTGTTTAGCCCCTAGAGCTTTCAAAGCTGGTAAAAATCGAGCAAACATAATGATGTCACCAAATCCCTGCTCCATCTGCACCGTGATGGATTTACCCATCAATGGTTCACCTCTCCAAACAGGCATTTTTAACGCAGGAGCGTAGGGTTGAGCTTGTTTGGCAATAATGTCAGGATGCCAGCGGTATTCAAATAACCTAAAGCCAGCTTCGTAGCGACCAGCGTGTAGGTGTTCGTAGGCTAGTTTATATTGTGCATCCGCACTTACATTAGTAGTAATATTGCCGCCTCATCGTCAAGTTCCTCTTGGCGTTTGGCTTCTAGCACTTGTAGTTGCATTTGTATGTTAGCAACTTCTTGTCTGTAAGCTACTGCCGCAAGGATGTTATCCCGTTGTCTTTCAAGGTAGCTTATAGACCGCTGTAATTCTTGTGTATCGACTGACGGTATATCAGCTTTAACCTCTTGTTTTGATTGTACTTTAGATTGCTTAACTTTTGCAACAGGATCAATCAAATCCTTAAATGCTTGTTTGCGTGATGCGTTAGCATCTTTTGTTGCTTGTTCAAGTTTGCGTTGGCGGTCAGCTATTTTGTGCTGTAGCTTTTGAATTCTACGCAGTTCTTCCTTAGTCCAATGGCCGCCATCATCCCCACCTGCGGGTTCAACATAGACTTGAAATGCGTTATTTTGAAACGCATTAGCTTGAAACGCAGTCTGAAACATTATGCGTCTGTAGCACCTTCGTAATCGCTAAAAGTCTTGAGAACTTCATAGATTGCTGGGATTAAATCACCCTTCAAGTCCTCAATAGCGATGTAGTGTGCATTTTCCTTAACTGTAGCCATGTTGCCATGTCTTGCATCTTCGTTAAAGTAGATAGCTACTTGCACTTGGATTTGGTCTTTAGTGCCAAAAAAGTTAGTAATTCGTGCGTAGGCTTGTGGGGCTGGTACACCGAATTGAGTAGATGCTAGGTTAAGTTTTAATGCCATGATTGCTCCTTAGTAAGTCATTTCTGTTGTACGGATTTGGCAAACTGTACGAATAGTCGTAGCTAGTTGCCCTGTAAAGGTAACTCTTATTCCACCATTGGTAGTGTCGGCTGTAACTGCAATAACCCATGTTGCCGCACCAACATCAGCGTAAGTAGATACGACTGTAGGAGTACCGACAAGTGCCGTAGTTCCTACACCAACACCTCGTTTAATTACTCCTTCAATAGTCCAACCTTTAGTGTTACCACCGCCAGTTACTCCTGATACTACTTCTCCAGTAAAGAAGTAAGCAGAGTTGTTAGGTAGGATTACTTGGTTTGTTCCGCTTGCGGCAGAAGTGTCTGAGGTTAATGCTGTGGCAGTAGCATCAGTTGTCTGCCTACTAAGAATCAATAAAGCTGTTTGTTGAGTTCCATTTGCACTTGTTCCTATAGGATTATTTGATGGAGAAAAAACCATGTTTCCAGCAATACTTCTTGTTGTTCCATAATATCCACCAACTATGGTTGAAAAATTTGAATTAGCAATATTACTTCCACCGCCAGATACAGAAGAAAAACCTCCTGATGCAGTATTTCCAAAACCGCTTCCAACAAATGAACTTGTGCCTGAAGCAGTATTTCCAGCAAATTGTGATATTGCATTTCCATAAAAGCCACCGCCACATACAACAGAACCATAAGAAGTTGATGCTGTATGAAATCCACCACTTAAAACTGCGGAAAAATTACTGCTTGCTACATTCTTAGTACCACCATTCACCACAGACCAATCCCCACTAGCCACATTCCTATTAGCCGCAGTTCCTGCATCACCACCACCACCGATAAATGAATAACTACCTGTAGCTTGGTTATTACCACCGCCTACTACTACTCCATGAGGAGTATAGAAAGATAGAGTGCTTGTAGATGAACCTGATGCTACTTTACTTAAAGTTAATGATGTTCCGCTAATGGCGGCTACATAGGTATCAGTTCCAATAGAAGTTCCTGATATGTACTGACCGACTTTGATATTAGCGTTTGAGCCTGACAGCGTTACGGCTGTAGTAGCGTTCATCGTTGCGGATTGCGTAGTTACAATAGAACCACTTGTTCCGCTATTAAGCTGACCAGCACCAATAAAGCTATATACACCTGCACCTGTATTTGAAGTTCCACCTACAACATTTGAACCGTAGCCTGATGCAGTATTAGAAGTTCCACCGCCAATAAAAACTATTTGTCCTGATGCGGCATTTCCTTGACCGCCAACAAGTACACTTTCAAATCCTGATGATGCGTTACTAAAACCACCTAAAGATTGAGAATAACTACCGCTTGCGGTATTTCTTTGACCGCCACCAACTATAGAATAAGAACCGCTTGCAACTTCAGTAGCACTATTTCTAAGTGTTTGCCAATCAACAGCATTAGCACCCCTAGCATTACCACCTGTAGCAGTAGAATCTGTCTTTTGGGCTTGTAAAGCACCTGTACCTAAAGGGGATAAAACTAATGGTGTATTTGTGCCACCAGTAGCTTTTATCATTGGATAACTAGCATCACCTGTAATAGTTACATAAGTAGTAGAGCCATTAGCTAATGTTGCTGTGCTTGAACTTGTTAGAGTAGTAAATGTTCCTGCGGCTGGGGTAGTAGCACCAATAGTAGTGCCATTGATTGTGCCGCCTGTGATAGCTACTGCGTTGGCATTTTGGGTAGATATTGTGCCAAGACCAGTAATATCTGTGCTTGGTACGGTTGCACTAGCCGTCATAGCACTTGTGCCATTACCTTTTACATAACCCGTTAAAGTTGATGCACCAGTTCCCCCGTTAGCTACATCAATCGTGCCAACTAAGGTATGGTCAGCGTTCCAATCACTTGGTCGAACTAATGCGTCATCGTCTGTATCAGGTATTGCAGATACTTTACTGTGCTTTACGGTTATGGCCATTATTGAACGCCTATAATTTTACCGTCTTGACCTCTAACTACTGTCTTGGGTCGGCTTTGGTTTTCGTTAATAGTGTTGACCAATTCAGATAGGGCTAGTGTCATTTGTTGGTTGCTTTGGCCAATAGCATCGGCAATAGGTTGCATTGGGTGTTGCATAGATTGAGCCATATCCATTTCTGTCATGTAAGCCTGTTCACCGTTAGAATCATCCGAACCAATACGGGCAACTTCAATCTTAGCCCCGTTGTTAATGTGTGCTAACAAAACCTGTGTATTGCGTTCTGTGTGCATCTTCATTTGTGCAACTTTTAGTTCCATTTCCATCTTGGCTTGGTCAGATCGCATTTCCATCTCACGATCCATAGCATTACGCTGTTCTTCAAGCTGGAATTTAAGCTGGTTTTCTTGGGCTTGGTACTCTTGCTTGGCCTTTTCCAGTTCCATCTGCATTTGCATCTTTTGCTGTTCAAGCTGGATTTGCATTTGCATTTCAGCTTGTTTAGCTTGGGATTGGGCTTGCATCTTAGCTTGTTCCATCTGAGATTGCATCTGTAACTTCTGCATTTCAGGTGATGGTGGCTTGGGTTGACCTTCTGCCGCTTTAGCTTGCTGACGGAACTTATCTGCGGTTTCGTCAATCAAACCTTCCATACCCTTACCAGCTTTAAATGCTGTAACTCCAAACTTCAGCATTTCCATGAGCAAAGGAGTAAGTTCAGGTGCAGTTGTAGCTACTGGTAGGGCTGTTTGCATAAATTGGCTTACTGCGCTTAAAAACTCTACACGATCTTGCTTTTCTTGCTGTTCATCTTGATAAATCATTGAATCGCTAGTGACTTCAATACGGAAGTTTTTAGCTGGTTCGTTCTTTAAAAGTGCAAGGGCTTGCGGTATAAGTTGTTGATCTTGCTCAGATAATTGCATTGCACCGCTGATCTTAACGATAGTGTCATCAGTAAAGTGCTGGCAAATAATCTGTGCTTTGATCTGCAATAGGGCTGTAGCAAAGTTCACTACATCGTGTTGCATAGTCTTTAAACGCCCTGACGCATTGTTAGACTTAATGATTTGTGCGCCAAGAGTTTCGTTCGGATCAGTTTGGCCACGCTGAATATCAGCAATACCCATAATCTCGTAGATTTGACCCTTAACTTGCTCCATAGCTTGATAAGCCATCTGCAAGCCTTCAGCGATTGGCTTGATGTCGACTAGGTTAATAGCCCCAGCCATGCCGCCTTTTTCGCTAAATGCTCCGTAATTTTTAACTGGTAGCAATGCGTTGTTTTCACCCTCAGAGAACAAACGGGCTAGGCTAGGTTCTGCCGCATCGTAAACACCCCGAACTTTAAGGGCTTGAATGAACCCATCAATACGATCTGCCAGCGTGTCTAGCTGTCTTGCTTGGTCTTGGTAAAGAACAAAGTCAGGAACAGGGATTAGACTATCAGTTGTAAGTGTTGAAAACATTGGCTTTGGACATGGCCAAAAGTTTTCCAGCTTTAGCGGATCATCACGGGTATCTAAAATCTTGCCCATTGACTTATTTAGCCAAAGTACTTGACCGCTGGTTTTATCCCAAATTTCGTAAACAACAGCTTCAGATGCGCCTTCGCCCATCTTTTCATTAAATGTCTTGGATGTTTCAGGCTTTGTATCTAGTGGAATCTTACCGCCTAATTCTTCACCAAAGCGTTCAACAAGGGCTGGTCTGCCCATGTAAACCTTACGCCATACCGCTGTTACTTCTTCCCATGTACGGGCAACGGTTAAGCCAAAGTCACGCCAATGAACATAATCAACGGGAGCGCACTCGTACTCAATACGCTCTTGATCCTCACGGAACATACCGCCTTCGGTTTCTGCTTCATCAATATCTTCAGTAACTTGTAAGCCATCTTCAGGTTGATCCATACCGTCAGCTTCAGAACCGACAATGTGTGGCTCATAACGAACCCAAGCTGTACCACGACCACCCAATAATCGATCCTGAACGGCTTGTTTCATTGCACTAGCGTAGTCACCATAATGCTCAATCTCGTACTCTAAGGCTCGTTCTAGCATCATTGACGCTACACGACCAATAGGATCGTTATCACGGAATCTACGGCTTACATCAGGTCTTGGTAATCGAGCGAATACAGCAGGAGTGATAGTTTGGACATTAGACCAAAGGATATTGAACTTGGCGTTAGGATTGTTCCTACTGCGTGAATCATCACGATAACGCTTAACAATCTTATCTGCTCGCCCTTCCCATTCCTTAAATGTACGCTCGTACTGGGCAATGCAGTTGTACCAATCGGTGTATGTATGTTCCATCTTTATTCCTAGGTAAAGTTACCCATTGCCAAAACTTCTGCACCAGCACCAGTAGTTATTTTCCAGCCTGTTGTTTGGGATATAGCGTTCATTTCAATAGGGTAAACGCCAATTGGGGTGTTTGCCCGAACAATGGTATGAGCAAAAGAACCATCAGTAAGAACTACTGTGCCAGTTGCGGCAGTATTTACAGTAACAATAATGCGGTGTAGATAGTCACCTATTGCACCTGTTGTGCCTAATACTTGTAAAGTTACTGAGTTTGCTACGTGTTCGTAGGGTAGTGCGTAAGTTGCGGCCGCTGATGTCATTTAAATTCTCCTATTGGTTACTTTGGGGGTTTCTTTCCACATTTCGTTCAAAGTTACATCCGTTTGCCCGACATGAAGTCCTTTAATCCTTGTATCTTTGAGGATAGGGCTGTCCTCGTCTTTCCATACAATTGAGAGATAGCGGAACGCATCGGCAGAGTGGCTTGTCCAATCATGCTTAGGGCGATCCCTAAATACTTTCTTATCATCATCCCACTCTCGTTGATATTGTCGTAAACATTCAATGCCTTCTTCGCATCTATTATCAAACCAACAGCGAGTTAATGCAAGTCGTGTTGCTTGTATTCCATCCTGTAATGACAGATTTGGAACGATTTTTAGATGTTTTATGTCAATTTTTGCAGAAATTTGCTCGATTATGCTCTTACCGCCACTAGCTAGTGTTTTGGCTCTAGCGTCATGGGGCAAGTAATGAAAGCCATATTTGTAGCCAAACTCATCTTCTTTTTGGGCTAGTAAACCAACATAATAAGGTATGGATTGACCATTACTGGAGTGGTGATCTAGTACCCGTATCTCACCGTATACCACCTGAAACCACCATATGCTAGTGCTGTCATTAAATCCTAAGTCCCAAGCGGTATGGCAAGGGAACATAGGGTCATAGTCAACGGTAGTTATGCGGTCTAAATCGGTGATCCTACGCATCTCCTGTCCGTAGTAAGCACCTGTGATGGCCGCTTCAAATGAGCATAAGAACTCTTGTTCGTACTGGTTGGCTGACATAGATTGCTGGGCATCTTCTAATTCAGCATCAGGAATTAAGCCTGATTGGTCTGCCCGTAATGTCTTGACATACCAGTTATCGCTCTTTTGGGCGTTGTTATAAATGTCATAGAACGCATTGTGGCCTTTGGGTGTACCAATAAAGGTTGCCCATGTTTCGTAACCGTTTAAGCCGTTTCTATCGGTCAGTAATGGGCGAACGATCTCTCCCCACAGACGGGGTTTCATATCAGCATATTCGTCTAAGACCACTCCATCCAAGTAAAGACCCCGCAAGGCATCAGGGTTGTCAGCACCAAATAGCCTGATCTTTGCCCCGTTTACCAGTTCTACCCATAACTCTGATTGATTAGCCTTGACAATGGCTGGTTCTGCAAACTTAAGCAAGTAATCCCATGCAATGTT